CGCGTACCCCCCCCCCCAAACCCGCAAAGGAACTGACCCATGCCGACGCTTACCCAACTTCCGCTCCAAGGCGATCTCGTCAAATATGTGCTCGAGCCCAACTTCAACTATGAATCCGTCGTCCTGCTGACCGGCACCAACTACCTGCTGGGCGCGGTTCTCGGCCTCATTACCGCTACCGGCAAATTCAAGTTGGCCGAGGTAGGTGCTGTGGACGGTTCTGCTGTGGCTGTGGCGGTTCTGGCCTTCGCCAGCAACGCAACGGCGGGCGATACCATCGCCGTCATCATCCGCAGGGGACTGGCTATCGTCTCGCGGGCCGCCCTCGTGTTCCACCCTTCGGTCACTGCCGGTGCGCTGACGACAACCAAGCTGAACGAACTGATCGCTGTCGGCATCGTGCCGCGCACTACCGCCTGATCCCCCAACCCCCGGAGACACCAGATGAACGCCATCATTCGCAACCCGTTCGACGCGGGCGGCTACTCGCTTGCCGAAATGACCCAAGCCATCAACATCCTCCCTATCCTGTGGACCCGCCTTGGCGAGATGGGCCTGTTCGCCTTCGAGGGCGTCACCCAGCGCACGGTGATCATCGAACAGGGCGACGGCGCGCTGAACGTTCTGCCCTCGGTGCCCTTGGGCGCGCCTGCCACCGTGGCCTCCCGGCAGGGCCGCTCGATGCGGTCTTTCGTCTTGCCGTGGATTCCGCATGACGACAAAATCCTTGCCGCCGACATTCAGGGTGTGCCCGCTTTTGGGGCCAGCGGGGCTGACCAACTGGCGGCCCTGATGCTGCGCAAGCTGACCCTGATCCGCCGCAAGCACGCCCAGACCCGCGAATACATGGAGATGAACGCCCTGCGCGGCATTGCCAAGGATGGCGCTGGCACCACGCTGTTCAACTACTTCACCGAGTTCGGCCTGACGCAGATTGCGACCGACTTCGTGTTCGCAACCGCCACGACCAACATTCAGGGCAAGGTCCGCGAGGTGATGCGCGCGGTTGAGGACAACCTGCTGGGCGAGTCGATGACCCACGTTCACGCTCTGGTCAGCCCGTTGTTCTTCGACCGCCTGATCAGCCATGCCGTCACACAGGAGGCCTACAAGTTCTATTCGGCCACCGGCGCGCAGCCGCTACGTCAGGATGTGCGGCGGTCCTTCCCGTTCGCGGGCATCCTGTTCGAGGAATACCGGGGCACCGTCACCCTTTCGACCGGAGCGGCGGAACTTCTGATCCCGACTGGCGAGGGCATCGCGTTCCCGATTGGCACCATGGATACCTTCACGACCTACGGCGGACCGGCCAACCTGATCAGCCTCGCCAACACCATCGGCCTGCCGCTTTATGCGCGCCAGATCATGGATGAAAAGGATCGCTGGATCGACATCATGACCGAAGCTTCGATCCTTCCGGTCAACAAGCGCCCACGCGCCACGATCCGCCTGTTCAGTTCCAACTGATCGGGGGCAGCACCATGAACGCCTTTGCCACCGCCATTGCCCACATCTTCGCCGATGCCAACATGGCGGTGGATGCGCTCTGGTTTGCGGGCGGTACCGGCGCGGGCGTCGCTGTCCGGGGTCATCCGCAAATCGCCCGATGAGGTCACGCCTTTCGGCGCTGGGCGCATCCTGTCGGAAACCACCCTGCTGGAGGCCCGTGTGGCAGACCTGCCGACACCCGCCTCCGGTGATCTGATCAGGATCGGGTTGGAGGACTTCCTCGTGCAAGGCGAACCCAAGCTGGACCGCGAGCGCCTGATCTGGGCACTGAATATGAGTACCACATGAGACTTGACGTCATTTTCTCGCCCGATCTCGTGGCCCTGATGCGCGCCGAAGTGGCTGCGGGCCAGAAGGCGGTCTCGACCACGATGGCGCAAGCCGGGATCAGCCTCAAAACCGCTTGGCTCGGGCAGATCACTGGCGCGGGGTTGGGCCCGCGCCTCGCCAACACCATCCGGTCACAGACCTATCCCAGGGCTGCAACAGCCTCGACGCCGCCGCCCTCGTCTGGTCGAACGCACCCGTGATCATCGGTGCGCATGACACCGGGCCGCTGATCCGCTCGGGCAGCGGCTTCTGGCTCGCGATCCCATTGCCCGCTGCAGGCAAGGCGCTGGGCGGCAAACGCATCACCCCCGCCATGTGGGAGCAAAAGACTGGGCTGCGCCTGCGTTTCGTCTATCGGAGCCGTGGGCCGAGCCTGCTGGTGGCGGACAGGGTGCGGCTGAACACGCGCGGCCAAGCGGCGGTTTCCAAGTCGAAAACCGGACGTGGCCAAGTAACGGCACCGATCTTTCTATTGGTGCGGCAGGTGAAACTTCCAAAGCGCCTCGATCTGGCGCGGGACGCCGAGCGGGCGCTGGCGGCCATTCCGGGCAGCATAGTCCGCAATTGGGTTGAGGATCACCTCTGATGGCAAGCAAACGCGAACTGGTTCTCGCCGCGCTTCACGTGCGCCTCCAAACCCTTGCCGCACCGGTACTGCGCGGTGACGTCTTACCCGAGCGAATTCCCGCCACCGGTCTGATCATCTTGCGCGACGGCAAGCCGGGCGATCCCGAGGTGACGCTGTCGCCGCTAACCTATTTCTATGAGCATCGGGCGGAACTGGAGGTGGTGATCCAGGCGGGCAGCGGGCGCGATGCGTTGTTTGATGCGCTTACCAGGTCCATCGGCGTAACCCTTGCCGCCGACCGCACGCTCGGCGGCCTGTGCGATTGGGTCGAGGCGGAAGCGCCCGAGCCGGTCGATCTGCCCATCGAAGGGGCCGCGGCACTGAAGGCGGCGGTTATCATCGTGATGCTGCATTACGCCAGCCCCGACCCATTGACTTGAATTCCCACGAAGAAAGGATACTGACATGGCACGCGCACAAGGGGCGAGGGCGCAGATGGCGCTTGCGTTCGAAACTGTCTACGGCACCCCGCCGGGGTCTGGTTATACTCAGATGCCCTTCATCACTTCGTCACTGGCGGCCGAACAACCGTTGCTGGCATCGGAACTGCTGGGCTATGGCCGTGATCCCCGCGCGCCGCTTCTGGATGCGATCACCACCGACGGCGATGTTGAAGTTCCCATTGATGCCGTGGGGTTCGGCTTCTGGCTGAAGGCGGCGTTCGGGGCCCCGACCTCGGCAGGAAGCGTGGCCGCGACAGGGGCGGTCACCTTCTCGGCGCAGCCGCTGGTCAACAGCACGCTGACGATCAATGGCATAGTGTTCACCTTTGTGGCCTCGGGCGCGACTGGCCCCCAGATCAATATCGGTGCAAACCTCGCGGCCACCATGACCGCACTTGCGGTCGTATTGAACGCCAACGGCGCGGTTGGTGGCGCGTTTGCTACCTATGTCGGGGCCGCCACAGCAATCAACATCACGCGCGGCGTCTTGGGCGTGGCGGGCAATACATTCACCCTTGCCGCGTCCATCGCACCTGCCTCCAACGGCACGGTGTCGGCTGCCACCCTGACCGGCGGATTGTATTCGCACACCTTTCTGTCGGGTAACTGGACACTGCCGAGCATGTCCATCGAAGTCGGCATGCCAGAAGTTCCGCGCTTTGCGATTTATTCCGGTTGCGTGCTGGACCAGCTGTCCTGGCAGATGGAACGCTCTGGGTTGCTCAGTTCCAAGGTCACGCTGGTGGCGCAGGGCGAGACCATCGCAGGTGCCACTGCCGCTGGTACACCGGCAGCGATTATCTTAAAGCGGTTCGGCCATTTCAACGGCGCGATCAAACGCGACGGGGTGGCGCTCGGCAATATCGTCTCCGCCGATATCACCTATGCCAACAATCTGGACCGGATCGAAACCATCCGCTCGGACGCCAGGATCGACGGAGCGGATCCGACCATCGCGGCGCTGACCGGGAAGGTCGACGTGCGCTTTGCCGACACGACGCTGCTCACCCAAGCCATCAATGGCACCCCAGCCGCGCTGGAGTTCAGCTATCTGCTGGGCAGCAGCGAAAGCCTGACGCTTACAGCGCACGCGGTCTATCTGCCGCGACCGCGCATCGAAATCAAAGGCCCGAAAGGCGTGCAAGCGTCCTTCGATTGGCAAGCCGCACTGGCCACCAGCCCGGCGCGGATGTGCACGGTGGTGCTGGTCAACAACCTGGCAGGTTACCCATGATCCGGATCCAACTTTCCCCCGAGCCGCAATGGCTCGATCTTGGCCACGGTGTGCGGTTGCAGCTTTTGCCGCTTACCACGGCGCTGATGGTGGCGACACGCTCCGACCCGGCGGTGCATGCGTTGAAGGCCGATGCCAGCAACGACACCCGGGCAGCGGTCTTTGCCGCAGCCCTCGCCCGCCGCGCCGTGGTGGATTGGGAGGGAGTGGGTGACGAAAGTGGCGCGGCCATCGCCGTGAGCGGGGGCGGCATCGACGCCCTTCTGTCGCTCTGGCCGATCTTCGAGGCGTTTAATCTGCACTATGTCAGCCCCGGCATGATGCTGGACGCCGAAAAAAACGCCTCCGCGCCCTCGCCGACTGGCACTTCAGCGGGGGCGACAGCTACTGCCAAGCCTGCGACGCCTTCGAGGCGCGCGAACGCACGTGCGCCGACTGCCCCGCCCGACTGAACCAGCCCCAAACACATGACGGCTGGCAGGTCTGGGATCTGGTCGGACGCCTTGGCGGCCAGATGCGGGTGGCCGGAAAAGCCGTCATCGGCTGGGACATGGGCGCGGCTTTTGCCTTGGCCCAAGCGCTGGGGCTGAACCCGATGGTGGTGGCCGAACTGCTGCCCGAACTGGAGGCGGTGATGGTCCGCCGTATCAACGAAAAGATCGGAGACCCTGATGGCTGAAAAACGCGTTTCCGTTCGCTTGGCCGCCGTCGGCGGCAAGCAGGTGCGTGCCGAGTTGGAAGGCATCGGTGACGCGGGTGCCAGCGGCTTCGGCCGCCTGTCCGACGAAATGGAAGGGGCCAATGCCCGGTTGGCGGCATTTTCTGCCCGGGTGAAGATTGCAGCGGCGGTGGCCATTGCGGCTGCGGCCGCCGGTGGTATCGCGATGGTCCGCTCGGGACTGGAAAGCATCGATGCGCAGGCCAATCTGGCGCAATCGCTCGGCACCACCACCCGCAGCATTCAGGTGCTGACCTTTGCCGGGGATCTCGCCGGGGTATCGATGGACGAGATCACGGCGGCGACCAAGAAGCTGACCCTGAAGCTGTCGGATGCGGCGGGCGGCACTGGCACGGCGGTCGCCGCCTTGCAGCGGCTGCACCTGACCGCCAGCGATCTGCAGGCGCTGCCACTCGATGAGCGCATTGCGGCCATTCAGGATGCGCTGGGCAAGTTCGTGCCTCCGGCAGAGCAGGCTGCGGTGGCCTCGGCGCTGTTCGGTGACAAGGCAGCATTGGCATTCAGCCGAATCGACTCTGCCACTCTGCGCCAGGCATCGCAGGACATTACAGATTTCGGTGTGGCGGTGTCCGATCAGGATGCTGATCAGATCCGCACCGCAGGCGATGCCATCGACCGGCTCGGGCTGGTCTGGCTCGGTCTGACCAACCAGCTGACGGTCGCGGTGGCCCCGGCACTGGAAACCGTGGCCAATGCGCTGGCCGATGCCACGCGGGCGGGTGGCGCTTTCCAGACCAGCATCAGCTTTCTGGGCGACAACATCGGGCGGATTTTCAGCATCGCGTTGGTGTTCGCCGCATTCTTTGCCGGGCGCTGGGTGGTAGCACTCGCGGCAGCGGCGGTGGGCGTGCGCGGTGTCGCCACCGCACTGGTAATCCTGCGCGGCGCGCTGATCCGCACCGGCATCGGCGCGCTGATCGTCGGCGCGGGCGAGTTGGTCTATCAGTTTTCCAAACTCGTCGAGGGGGCTGGTGGCTTTGGCGCAGCCCTCGGGCTGCTGAAGGATCTGGCCATCGAGGTCTGGGACCGGATCGGCCTTGGCGTCGATGCTGTGGTGGCCAGCATGCGCGCCAGCTGGTCCGGGATTACCGCCGCCGTGGCCGATGCGATGCAGGGCGCGCTGGTGGCGGTCGTAGGTTTCGGCAATTCCGCGACCGGCGTCTTTCAGGGGGCATTCGATGCAGCCAAGGCGATCTGGTCCGCATTGCCCTCGGCAATTGGCGACTTCGCGTTTCAGGCGGCGAACGGGCTGATCTCTGGCGTCGAGGCGATGCTGAATGGCGTCGTCACCCGGATCAATACCTTCATCGGCGGATTGAACGCGGCTCTGGCGATGCTGCCCGACTGGGCCACCGGCGAGGGCGGCATTCAGATCGGCACCGTCGTTCCGGTCACTTTGGGCCGTGTCGACAATCCGTTCGAGGGTGCTGCGACTGCCGCCGGGGCCGCCGCTGCAGATGCGTTCACGGCGGCGATGGGCGAGACCTATCTGGAAGCGCCCGACCTTGGACTTGGCACCATGGCAAGCGATGCGCGCAACCGGGCCGCCGCATACACCGAAGCTTCGGTGTATGCTGGCCGACGCGGCCACCCGGCCCCTCGCCAGCTGGCAAGCCCTGAAGGCGGCGATGACCAATGCCGGAACAGACGGAGCGGCGGCGCTGGATGCCGCTACCACCGCCGCAGACGGAACAACCGACGCCCTCAATGAGGCAGGCACCGCTGCTTCTGGCGCCGGTGCGGCGGGCAAAGCGGCCGGGGATGCAGCAGCAGCCGGGGCGGAAACTGCGGCAACCAACTGGGCTGCTGTCACGGCGGCTTTGGCAGACTATGCCAGCAAAGCCCGCGATATCGGCGCGGATGTTGGCCAGGCGCTGGTCGGGGCATTTACAAGCGCCGAGGATGCGTTGGCCAACTTCGTGAAAACCGGCAAGCTGAATTTCGGCGACCTCATCACCTCGCTCCTCGCCGATCTGGCCAAACTCGCCGCGCGGAAGTTCATCCTCGGCCCGATTGCTGGCGCGCTGGATGGCGTGCTGGGGGCCGCGATGGGTGGTATGTTCGCCCCTGCTGCCGTGGCTGCCCCGGTGATGCATTCGGGCGGCATGGTCGGCGGATTTGCCCCGATGCGAGCGGTGCCGGTGATGGCCTTTGCGGGCGCTCCCCGGATGCATTCGGGCGGTTTTGCCGGTCTGCACCCCGATGAAGTGCCCGCCATCCTGCAAAAGGGTGAGCGCGTGCTCTCGCGCCGGGAAACGGCGGGCTACGGCGCGGGCGGTAATGTCAGCGTCACGATCCAGACCCGCGATGCAGAAAGCTTCCGCCAGTCGCGCACGCAAGTCGCGTCCGACATCGCCCGCGCCGTGTCGCTGGGACGGAGGGGCATGTAATGGCGTTTCACGAGATCAGGTTTCCCGACAACATCAGCCGCGGCGCGCGCGGTGGGCCGGAGCGCCGCACACAAATTGTTGAACTGGCAAGTGGCGATGAAGAACGCAACGCCAGCTGGGCCAATTCCCGGCGGCGCTATGATGTGTCTTACGGCATCCGCCGCGCCGATGATCTGGCGGCGGTGGTGACATTTTTCGAGGCGCGCAACGCCCGGCTCTACGGGTTTCGCTACAAGGATTGGGCCGATTACAAATCCAGCTTGCCGTCGCAGGCGATCACAGCAACTGACCAGCAGATTGGCACCGGTACGGGCATCCTGAACACTTTTGCTCTGGCCAAACGCTACACCTCCGGCGCGCAGACATGGGTCAGGACAATCGCCAAACCTGTCGCGGGCACCGTTCGCGTAGCACTCGGCACTGTAGAGCAAATGTCGGGCTGGACGCTGGACGCCATCACCGGCGTCGTCACCTTCACCAGCGCGCCCGGCGGTGGTGTCATCATCCGCGCCGGGTTCGAGTTCGATGTACCGGTGCGCTTCGACACCGACATGCTCGACGTCACCCTCGACATCGAACGGCTCGGCTCGATCACCTCCATTCCCCTCTTGGAAATCCGCAAATGAAGGCCCTCTCTCCTGCGCTGCAAGCCCATCTGAACGATGGCACCACCACCCTGTCCTGGTGCTGGCGGATATCTCGCACCGACGGCGTGAGGCTCGGCTTTACCGACCACGACCGGGTTCTGACCTTCGACGGCACGGCTTTCGAACCAGAAAGCGGGTTTGCGGCGTCCGAGGTGCGTTCCGGCTCCGACCTCTCCGTCGATGCGCAGGACGCCGAGGGCGTGCTGACATCCGACCGGATTACGGAAACTGACATTATCGACGGGCGCTGGGACAATGCCGGGGTGGACCTCTGGCGGGTGAACTGGGCCGACTCCAACCAACGGGTGTTGATGCGCCACGGCGCGGTGGGTCAAATCCGGCGTGGGCGGATGGCCTTCGTGGCGGAAGTGCGGTCACTGGCGCATGTTCTGGGCCAGACCGTCGGTCGGACATTTCAGGCGAGTTGTGACGCAGCTCTGGGCGATGCGCGCTGCGGCATCAACCTGGAGGCTCCGGCCTTCAAGGGCAGCGGTGCCGTTCTGTCTCTGGTCCGTGACCGGGGGTTCGTCGCATCCGGCCTCGGGGCATTTGCGACCGGATGGTTCGCCGCTGGCACCGTGGAATGGACCAGTGGTGCAAATGCGGGGCGGCGGGCCGAGGTGATGATGCACGAGGTCGGGGCCAGCACGGTCACCCTCAGCCTTTTGGAGGTGCCGGTTCGGGCGCTGGGCGTCGGTGATGGTTTCGTGATCCGCGCCGGGTGCGACAAGCGGCTGGAGACATGTCGCGACCGCTTTGCCAATGTGCCGAACATTCGCGGCTTTCCGAACATTCCGGGGCAGGATGCCGTGCTGCGCTATGCGGCCAGCGGCGATGCCAATCAGGGGGTAGTGCTGTGATCCTTGCCGATCCTGACGCCGTGATTGCCGCCGCACGGCGCTGGCTGGGCACGCCCTACCACGATCAGGCCAGCCTATGCGGCGTTGGCTGCGATTGCCTCGGCCTCGCGCGTGGCGTCTGGCGCGATCTGGTGGGGGTCGAGCAGCAGTCGATCCCGCCTTGCAGCCGGGATTGGGGTGAGACGGGTGTGCGCGAGGTTCTGGCTGAGGGCGCACGGGCCATGATGATCGAAATCCCTCTGGCCCAGAACGGACCCGGCGCGCTGGTGCTGTTTCGCATGGCCCCGCGCGCCATCGCCAAGCATGTCGGCATTCTGACGGCACCCGACAGTTTCATCCACGCTTACGACCGGCTCGGCGTGATCGAAGAGGCGCTGACCACGGCGTGGTCCCGCCGCATCGCCTTTGCCTTCCACTTTCCCACCACCAACCCCGCATCAGAAAAGACCTGACCCATGGCCTCCCTCGTTCTGGGTGCAGTCGGCTCGGCCCTCGGGGCCGGGTTCGGCGGCACCATCCTCGGCCTGTCCGGTGCTGCCATCGGCGGCATGATCGGATCCTCCATCGGATCGGTGATCGATTCCGCGCTGGTGGCCTCGCTGTCGCCCGGCCAGCGCATCGAGGGCGCACGGCTCGACAGTCTGCGCATCACCTCGGCCACCGAAGGCACCGTGGTCCCGCGTCTCTTCGGTCGGATGCGCCTTGGCGGCAACATCATCTGGGCAACAGACTTTTCCGAAGAGGTCAACACCACCAGTTCCGGTGGAAAAGGTGGCGGCCCCAAGGTCACCACCACCGAATACATCTATTCGGCGTCCTTCGCGGTCGGGCTGACGGAAGGGACGATCACCGGCATCGGTCGCATCTGGGCCGATGGCAAACCGATGGACATGAGCGGCGTGATTTGGCGCTGGTATCCCGGCTCCGAAGTTCAGACGGCCGATCCCTTCATCGCCGCCAGGATGGGCGCAACCAGCACCCCGGCCTATCGCGGTCTGGCCTATGTGGTCTTCGAGAACCTCGCCCTGACGGCCTTTGGCAACCGCATCCCGCAGCTGTCTTTCGAGATATTCGCGCCCTTGGCCGATGCCGACACCGCCGAGGGTCTGGTCCGCGCCGTCACCATGATCCCGGCCTCGGGCGAGTTCGCCTATGCAACATCGGTGGTCAAAAAGACCGATGCGGGGTCCAGTTCTGCCGTTAATGTCAACGCGGTCACCGACACCGCCGATATCTCCGTGTCCCTCGACCGGCTGGAGGCCATGGCCCCGACGGTGGCCAGTGTAAGCTTGGTGGTCGCTTGGTTCGGCAATGATCTGCGCGCGGGCAATTGCACCGTGCGGCCGAAGGTGGAGGTGGCCGCAAAGACCACGGTACCGGTCTGGTCGGTGAATGGCGTGGCGCGGGCAGCAGCCCCTGTGATCAGCCAGATCGAGGGCAAGCCGGTTTATGGCGGCACGCCTGCGGATTTTTCTGTGGTCCAGGCTATTCAGGCGATCAAGGCGCGCGGTTTGCGGGTGACGTTTTATCCCTTCGTGATGATGGACGTGCCACCTGGGAACAACCTGCCAAACCCATATTTAGCCAACGGGGCCGGGGTCGGACAAGCCGCGCTACCATGGCGGGGCCGGATCACCTGTTCCCCTGCCGCTGGTTTCGCGGGAACCGTCGACAAGACTGCAGCGGCGGGCACACAAGTGTCAGCATTCTTCGGTACTGCCACGCCCGCCAACTTCGCGGTTTCGGGCACGACTGTGACGTGGACGGGCGGCGCGGACTGGGGCTTGCGCCGGATGATCCTGCACTACGCAAAACTTTGTGCGGCGGCAGGTGGAGTGGATGCCTTCCTGATCGGCTCCGAGATGGTCGGGCTCACCACGATCCGCAGCGCCGCATCCACCTATCCAGCGGTTGCAGCCTTAAAGGCACTGGCCGCCGATGTGCGCGCCATCCTCGGGCCGGGCACCAAAATCGGCTACGCGGGCGACTGGTCGGAGTATTTTGGCCACCACCCGGGCGACGGCACCGGCGACGTGTATTTCCACCTCGATCCCCTGTGTTCCGACAGCAACATCGACTTCATCGGTATCGATAATTACATGCCAATCTCCGACTGGCGCGACGGGTTCGATCATGCCGACGCGGGGCTGGCCCCGGCAATCTATGACCGGGCCTATCTGCAATCGAACATCGTGGGCGGCGAGGGGTTCGACTGGTTCTATGCCAGCCAAGCCGCCCGCGATGCCCAGAACCGGACGCCGATCACCGATGGCGCCTATGGCAAGCCATGGGTTTTTCGCTTCAAGGATCTGCGCGCCTGGTGGTCCAACCCCCACTACAATCGCCCCGGCGGCGTGGAAAGCGGCGCGGCCACCGCGTGGGTGCCGCAGTCCAAACCCTTCTGGTTCACTGAACTTGGCTGCCCCGCCGTGGATCGGGGCACCAACCAGCCGAATGTGTTTTACGACCCGAAGTCCTCCGAAAGCCAGGTGCCCTATTTTTCGCGTGGCTGGCGCGATGATGCGATCCAGCGCGCCTATCTGGAGGCGACCTGCCTGTTCTGGGGCTCGGTCGCCAACAACCCGATCTCGACCGTCTACGCCGCCCCGATGGTGCATGTGCCGGAATGCGCCGCCTGGACCTGGGATGCGCGGCCCTATCCGTTCTTTCCGCAATCCACCGATATCTGGTCGGACACTCCGAACTGGCGGCTCGGCCATTGGCTGACCGGGCGGCTCGGGGCGGTGTCGGTGGCAGCCCTCGTGCGCCACCTCTGCCTGCGCGCCGGGCTGGCGGAGGTCCGGATCGACGTCTCCGGCCTTTGGGGTGCCGTCGAGGGCTATGTCATCACGGCGCTGGAAAGCCCGCGTGGGTCGATCAGCACGTTGGCCCAGCACTTCGGCTTTGACGCGGTCGAAAGCGAAGGTCGCATCCGGTTCATCATGCGCGGCAACGGCGTCGTGGCAACCATCACCCCCGACGCAATGGTGGCCGCGCCTTCGCAGGGCGAGGTGATGGAACTGACGAGGGGTCAGGAAACCGAACTGCCGCAGGCGCTGAAGTGGCAGGTCGCCCGCGCAGATGCCGATTATGATGCCGTCCTCGTCGAGGCGCAGCGCATCACCGTGACCGCCACCCGTGTGGCATCTGAGTCCTTCGCCGTGGCAGTCCCGCCCGAGGAGGCCGAACGCCGTTGTCGCCGCGCGCTGATGGAAACTTGGGTCGGGCGCGAAAGTGCGGTGTTCAAACTGCCACCGTCGCGACTGGCGCTGGATCCCTGCGATGTAGTCCAGCTTGACCACGATGGCCGATTGACCGAGTTTCGACTGATCTCGGTCGCTGACAATGGTATCCGCAGCATCGAGGCCCGGCGTCAGGACCGCGCGGTCTACGATCTGCCGCCCGGAACCGCCCGCGCCGCCACCTTGTCGCGCCCCGTCAGCTTCGGTGTGCCGGATGTACTATTCCTCGATCTGCCGCAGCTAAGCGAAAGCACCCCGGCCCATCAGCCGCTGATTGCCGCCGATGCCCAGCCTTGGCCCGGCACCTTGGCCGGGTTCCGCAGCCCAGCTCTGGATGGCTTCACCCTGCTGACAACTTTGGGGCAGAGGGCAAAGATCGGCAGGCTGGCAGCAGATTTCTATGCTGGGCCAACCAGCCGCTTCGATTTGGGCAACGCCCTTTTGGTCGATCTGGCAACCGGCGTGCTGCAAAGCGTGACGGACATCGCGCTTTTCGGCGGTGCCAATGTGCTGGCGGTTGAGGCAGCACCCGGGCAGTGGGAAGTGCTGCAAGCGGGCAATGCGGAACTGGTAGCGCCAGGCCGCTACCGGCTGACCCACCTGCTGCGCGGCCAGCGCGGCACGGAACTGGCTATGGGCAACCCTGCGCTGGCAGGGGCGCGCGTGGTGATCCTCGACACCTCCGTTTCGCCTTTGCCGATGGCGCAGGCCGATATTGGCCTGCCGTGGAACTGGCGCATTGGCCCGGCGTCGCGCCCGGTCAGTGACGCCAGCTACCTTGCCGCAACCTTCGCCCCAGTCGGGATCGGGCTGCGGCCATTCTCGGTCTGCCAGATTGAACAGCCTTGGCGGACAGCGCGCAGCCCCGGCGATCTGAAGATCCGCTGGCTTCGGCGCTCGCGTGCCTTGGTGGCTGATAGTTGGGAGGCGGCCGAGGTGCCGCTGAGCGAAGACAGTGAAGCCTACGCGGTGGAAATCCTCGACGGCGTCACCGTCAAGCGCACTCTGACAGCCAGCACCACCAGCGCTCTCTACACCGCCGCCCAGCAGATCGCCGATTGGGGCGCGCTGCTCGGGCCCAGCGCCACGCTGGCAATCCGCATCTTCCAGCTGTCGCAAACTTACGGGCGCGGTGCGGCGCAAACTACCATCCTCACCTTCTGAAGGCACCAGTATTCATGGCCGATATCTCTCCCCACCTGCTGCTGCCTTACATCCTGGCGGCGCAGGCCCAGAAGCACGTCACCCACAACGATGCGGTGCGTCTGCTAGACACCTTGGTGCAGCTTTCGGTGCTGAACCTTAACCTGACGGCCCCACCAGCCTCGCCCGCAGACGGGGACCGCCACATCGTCGCGGCCGCTGCGACCGGGCTTTGGGCGGGCTGGGATCTGAACATCGCCACTTGGGCTGACGGAGCCTGGCTGCGCCTCATCCCCCGTTTGGGCTGGCTGACCCACGTCGCCGCTGAAGGGCTGTTCCGGGTCTGGACCGGCACGGTCTGGATGGCGGTCGGTGTGCCGCAAGACGTTTCTGACGCGATCTTCAGCCTGGTGAACGACACCGATCCGACAAAGCGGGCGCTGTTTTCTCTTTCGGGGATCAGCACCGCCACGACTCGGACCTTTACCCTGCCCAACACCTCGAGCGAATTGGCGATCCTCGCAGGCACCTAGACCTTCACCGGCAACAAGACATTTTCTGGTGCTCTGACGGTATCCGGCACACTGACCACCTCGGGCGCGGCTGCGACTATCGGGACTTCGGCAGCAACAGCCACTTACGGAATGGGCACCGGGGCCACCACGATCGGCTTAACCAAGACAGTGAACCTCGGCACCGGCGGTGCATCCGGATCTAACACCGTGGTCAACGTAGGCTCCGCCACGGCGGGCGCGGGTGGTACCACAGTGGTGAACACGCCGACCGTGACCTTCTCCAATGCCGTGACGCAGGTCGGCATGCCGCAGGCCAATCTGACCGCCCAGTTGATCGGCCTTGGCGGTGCCACCGCCGATGCCACCAACCGACTGTCGGTCAACACGCCCGCTGTGCTCCTGAACAACGCAGGTGCGGGGATCGAGGCGACGGTGAACAAGAATGCGCCCGCCAATGATGCGGCCTTCGCATTCAAGACCGGCTTTTCTGCTCGCGCGTTGTTCGGATTGCTGGGATCGGACGACTTCAGCCTGAAGGTCAGCCCGGATGGCTCGGCCTTCTATGACGCGATCCGGATCGACCGCAACACCGGACGTCCGATCCTGCCGCAGGGCGCGGTGCTTGGTGGCCTGGCGAGTGACCCATCCGGCCGCGCCGATGGCTGGATCTGGTTCAACACCACGGCGCAGCGCATCCGGGCGCGGGCCGACGGGGTGGACTTCAACCTCGGGCCGTTCACCGGCACGGGTCTGCTGACGGTTGCGGACAATGCGCTGGAAGCCTCAACTGTGATCGCAGCGCCGGGCGTTCTGCCCTTTTCCATAGTCATGGTCTCGCTCGCGCCTTCGCTTGATGCCGACGAGAAGAGCGCCGAACTCCTCGACCTCGTCACCCTTTGGGGCGAAGCCGGAACCGACCAGATCACCCTCAACGCCACCTTTTCCGACCCGACCTCGGGTGCGGTCAAAATCAACTGGAGTGCAAACTGATGGCCAAGCTTTCCCGAGACCTTTCCACGGGCACCCTGCATCCGCGCGAGAATATCGCCGGTTCCGGCACCCTTGGCGCGCTGAACGCCGAAATCGTGATCAACGCCGATGGGGCATCGACCGCAGCGCTCGACCTGCGGGGCACCTTCAACATGACCGTCGAGGTGTCGGGATCGGTCGACGGCACCAACTGGACACTGTTGGCCGTGCGCTCGATGGCGGGTGGCTCCTATTTGACTGCGGTCGCGGGTGCCGCTGCGGGCGCTTGGGTGGCGGCCTGTGCCGGGTTTGCCAGAATCCGCGCCCGGGTTACCGCCTACACCTCGGGGGCCGCGACCGCGACGCTGCTGGCCGCAACGGGCCTCCTGGATGACCGCCTGCTGGGCGAGGTGTCCTCGAACGCCGCCACAATCACCGCCGCCGTCAGCACGGCCGCGACTCTGACCCTGACGGCCCCAGGTGCTGGCCTGCGCCATTACATCACTGGCCTGCGGATCGAGCGCCATGCCGCGGCCCTTCTGGTGGCGGGCACAACGCCAGTCGTTGTGACGACGACCAATCTGCCCGGTGCGCTGGCGTTTTCCATCCCGATGGAAGCGGCGGCGCAGGGCAGCGTCTATGAGAAGGCCATCGAGCCTGCGCGCGCGATCATGGCCTCAGCGCAGAATACCGCCACGACCATCGTGGCCCCTCTGACCACCAACGTGATCTGGCGGATCAGCGCGACTTTCTACGTCGCCCCGTAAAAACTTGCGCAGCATTTGCCAGCTTCTGAAAGCCTCATTATGACCGACCAACCGACCTTTCTTGAAGGCGTCGCACAAGCCTTCCGCGACCACGGCCTGACTGCCGCCCTCACCGCTTTGATGGGCGGCAGCCTCGCTATCGCCGCCAGTGTGACCCGCAAAGCCTTCACCAACGAGGCGATGCTGGAACGTTTGGACCGCGAATTGACCGCCGAGCGAGAGCGCAGCGACAGGCAGCGCGCCGAGGATCGAAAGGCTGACGCCGACCGGCTGGAGCGCATCGAAACCGACATCCGCGCCATGCGGGATCTGATGTTCGAGGCATTCCAGAGAGGCAGAACGGACTGATCCAGAACACCCTTTCCAAATTCACCCCAGCCCGCCCGTGAGGCGGGTTTTTTGTTGCCCGCCACCGCGCCCAAGGAGCGAAACCATGACCAAAGACTCGAATGACGCCATCCGCCTGATCCAGAGCGGATTGGACAGGCTAGGCCACACCCCTGGCGCCATCGACGGCCAATGGGGCGTGCGTACCGCCCGCGCACTCAGACACCTGATCGCCGCGAACGGCCGCGCGGCATCACTATCACCACAGGGCCCCTTGCCGTGGATCACCGAGGCCAAAACCGCGCTGGGCCGGAATGAGGCTCGCGACCGCACCTGGCTGATGGACTGGCTGAAACGCGATGGACGCAGCTTGGGCGATCCGGCCAAGAACCCTTGGTGCGGTGATTTCGTGGAAACCTGCATCCGCATTGGCCTGCCCAATGAGCCGCTGCTCGGCGCTCTGGGCACCAATCCTTATTGGGCGCGCAACTGGCTGATGTTCGGACAGGCGGTGCA